GGCCTGCAAGCGTGCGATAGACATGCAGCGTCGGCTTGCGAGACACGAAAAGCCCAGCGTGCGAGTCAGCAACCAGCGGCTTCATGACGAGCGTCGCTGAGCTATTAGCGCCGGTTGCAAACGATACCGGGTCGCTAGAGGCTGAGCGGTGCCTACGCCCCTGCGTGTCGATCCACTCGTAGACCGCGCGGTAGATGTACGTCGCGCCGCCGGTCAGCGCGCCGCCGCCGCCGCCGGTGATGCTCTGGATGACGGGGAAATTGCTGAACCCGGTCTCCTCCGCAGTCTCCCCGCCGAACTCGAACAGTGAGCCTCCAGAGAGCTGAACCACGCGACCGGCGACAGCGAAGTCTCGCGTGGAACGCGCCACGCTCTCGAAGATCGAGCGGTAGTAGATCGCATCAACGCCGAAGTTCGCCGCCTGCCCATTGCCGAATCGCAGCGCGCTCAGCAGTGGCACCATGAAGCCTAGTCCGGTCCCGAGGTTCAACACGTCAGACAGGTGAATCTGGCAAGTGCTGCTCGGGATTACGTTCGGCACGTGAAGCTGTCGACGCAGTGGTGATAGCGCGCTGCTGACAGTGAACTGCACCAGCAGGTACGCCCGCTGCGTGTCCCACTTGGTTGAGCCATTGTCCGCGTTGTGCGTCGCGACCCATACATACGTCTCGTCGATGACTGACAGCGATGCGCCAGAGGCCAGCCCTGCGCCAAGGAACGGCTTCGATGCCGGCGAAACACCGAAGTATGTAGCGATCACGCCACCCACCACGCCGGCAGAGGTCAGGCTGCAGTTGCGCATGTACGAAGACGCCGTGGCTGCGACGAATCCGCCCCAGACCAGATAAACCAGCGAGCTTGACCGGACCACCATTCCGGGCTGCGCGTTGTTGTTCACGTCGGCTTCGACGATGACCACGCCGAGGCTTGCGGTCAGCGCGTTGTTGAAAACCTGGACCTTGATTTGCCCGATGCTCGGGTCCTGCACCGCAACGAAGATGTTACTGGTCGACGTGCTAGCGACGCCTACCTTCGTCAGCGTGACGGCTGCCGCGGTGTTGAGCGTCTGCAGCTGTACCGGCACAGCAATGGCGCTGAAAAGCTTGGTTGTGATCGTGAGCGCGGCTGACTGGTAGGTGATGAGGAAATCACTGCCGCGGCCGCACGCATCGAAAAAGCTGCCCGCAGCATCCAGCGTGCCGGGCGACGCGAGCGCGGAAAACGTGAGCGTGCCCGGATTGAACACATGCAGGTTCAGCGTCGTTCCGCTCTTCGAGAGCAGATAGACAAAGTTCGTAGTGCTGATGCAGCGCACGAACGACCCGGGGGCAATGAACTGCGCCTCCAGCACTTGCGCGCCAGACGTGTCTTTGACCGAGGCGGTAACCTGCGCCCCGTCATCCCAAGCGTTCACCACTAGACTCCCGGTGATGCCCACGCTTGGGTTATTGATGGCGGCGCTCTCATCGCGGGCAATCGGGTTCCGGTTGTCCGGCGCAAAGTTTGAGAGCTGCGAGTCGAGCCCGACTTGAGGAGTGCTCCACCCCAAGGACGAAAGTGTCCGCACGCTCCCGCAAACGGCAATCAACGGGATGCCGTTCCAGCTGGTCAGCGCGCTCACCGGCTGCGCGGTTAGCCCTGTAAGCCCTGTCGTCGTGAGGCTCGTAACGCCGTACTTCTTTGCCGGTCGCCCGTCCTTGCGCCAGCGCACATTCTGCGCGACCGCATGCACGTCGGGAGGCGCAAGACGCGGGTCAACGCCCTCGTTCTGCCCGCGCGCGAAGACAACCGGGAGCAGGTCGGTCACCGGTAGTACCCCGATGCGCTGCAATAAAAGATGCGCACCCCGATTGCGGCTGCCACCGGGAACGCGACGCCATTGCAAAGCACTGACGGGTCCTGGCAAACGAAGGTGAGGTTGTTCGCTGCAGCTGACTTGATGACCAGAAAGACGCGCCCGAAGTTCTTCGCGATGAGCGCCGGCAGAACCACCACCGCGCTCGCCTGGCTCGTGTCCACTTCTAGCTGCTGGCCCGGTTGCGCCGAGACGATTCCAAGCGTCGGAGTAGCCACGAACCTCGATACAAGCGGGACCGGCACGCTGGTTGCGCGCACGTTGTCCAGCTCCTTCGACACGCGGTCTTCGAAATCTGACAGCTCGCGCGAAAGCTTCGCGGGGTTGTCCGTCGTGAAGCTGTTGATGTGCGCCAGGGTCACAGCATCGTCCTTCGGTTGCGCATGCCACGCATGTCGTAGCGCTTAGCGACGCTCGGACGGTCTTGGCGTAGGCGCTGCTGGAAGTCAGCCTGTAGCCGATCGCGCTCCGTCGTCGCCGTACCGTAGGCAACCGCGTCATGGTCGCGGACGAGAATCTTGATGAGGCAGTCCCAGGTCAGCCACTCTTCCCAGCCGGCAACGCCATCGAAGGTGTCAGCGTCCGCAGCAAGGTCGACGCCGAGCCCCATATACCAAGCGGTGTACGGGTAGGCGGACTGCGCGGGCGGGCAGATGCCGAGGATGTTGTTGTACCGAAAGAACCCCACCGGAATGCTCTGCGTTGCGCCGGTCGGAGTCGGGCCGAAAATGCCCTGATACTGATTACGCTGCTCGAAGGGGATTTGGGGTACGTCGAGCACCTGCCCGTTTACCGTCACCTCGAGCTGGTAGATGTGAACGGGCGTCGGGGTCCACGCCGAAAAGTCGATGGTGCCGAACGCGAACGGCGCCGTTGGCCCGACCGCGAGCGTGCCCGAATGCGGCGTCAGGTAGAGCGGGCTACCCTGCTCACTCACCCATTCGCGCCAGCGCTGGATGCTCTGGTTGATGATGCGCGTCAGGTCGGTGTTGGTGTGACGCAACGTGGCCCCAAGCTGGTCGGCCTGCCATCGCAGGTCCTCGCGCATCTGGGTCAAGGTTCTGGTTCGAGCCACGTTGCATCGCTCCGGTCAGTAGCTATCAGTGCAGAGGTGAATCAGGCGCTTGACCGCCTGCATCCGTTCGGTGTCGCCAGCCGACTCGGGGAACGCCTCCGCAAAGGCCTCCTCGAAACCAGCTGGCAGCTCGTCGCCATCCGGCTCGCCAAGCCCGCCGCCCTCGTCACCATCAGGCTCGCCCATCGGCTTTTTGCCTTTGGGTCCGCCCATGATGATCGCGAGGTCGACCGGCTTCTCTTTCGCCGCGCCTGCCATCACAGGTCTTTCAGACGGGAGAGCGTGAGAGCTACGATGAACGAGTCGGCGGCGGCCGGGTCCGTGGCCGCGCCGGCCGCGTTCACCAGCTGAATGCTCGCCGTGCCCGCGTTGAAGTCCGCGACCGTCCCATACCAGCCCTTGACGGTGCCGGCGGGGGACAGAATGTGCACGTCGATGCTCCCGAGCGCGTCGGCGGACTTGGGGAAGGTCAGCAGGTACAAGCCTGCCGAGCCGCCTCGAGTCACCGTCATGCCCGGGTCGTCCTGAGCAGTGAGGGGCGATACGATCACCCCTGCGCCGCCGGTCGCGGTAGCGCGCATCTCGAGCTGAACCCGATCGCGCTTCCCTGACTTCAGGTTGTAGTTGTTGCAGTCTCCGGCTACTAGGCTCATGGGTTGACCTCACACCGTGGAAACGGTGCCGCAGAAGCCGGGAGCCGCGACGACGAAGGCCGGGTACGCAACCAGGCGGTATTCGTAATCGTTGCTCGCCACCTTGCGCAGCATTTCGAGGCCGTCACCGTTGACCACCTCGGGGATTTTGCTGAGGCCACCGAGCTTCACGGTGTCCATCTTCAGCGCGAACGCCTTGTTCACTGGGCAGAACGGATCGGCGTAGAGCTTCACCGTCTTGCCGCCGGCCTTGAAGCTCAGGTTCTCGTAGCCAAACTCCGCGTCCTTCCCGATCTCGCGGTAGCCGCGGGACTCGAGGGTGTCGGCGACGTTCTGCCACTTCTCCGGATTCAGGAACACGGCGTCCGGGCCCGGGCCGAAGTTGCGACCGCGCATGCGGGTCACGAGGCGCTTCAGCCGTTGCTCGAGCGTGAGGCCCGTGATTTCCGCAGTCGTCAGGCGAATGCCCGACATGCGCGCAACGTCTGCCGTGCGGACGATGTTCTCGAACGCGGTAGCGCTCGGGTCCGATGCCGGAATCCACGCGCCCAAGCCGAGCAGAATGCGCGTCGAGCCCGTGCCGCCGAAGTCGCCATCGCGGAACAGGAACATGGTGCCAGCCCAGTTGGCCGGAGTGCCCGCGACGCCACCCGAGGTCGTCGACACCGTGACGGTGCCTGCGTTGCGGTTGACCGCGATCACGAAGCCCTGACCAGAGGCCGCGATGATGATGTGCGACGGGTCGGAGCCATCGTTCACGGACGGAACGAGAATCTGGCCGACCTCGAAGTTCACCACATCGTCAGCGTTGACGAGCGTGAGCACGCCTGCCGCGACGGTCGCGGAGCCGAGCGCCTGCCCGCCGTTGCTGTACAAGTACGTCGAGAACGTGTCCCCGAAGCCGTTGTACAGGCCGTTGATTTCAGTCTCCTGGTCGCGGAGGAAGGCGCCGACGTTGGAGCGCGAGGCCTTGATTACCTTGTCGCCGATTTCGACGGAGCCCGAGTAATCACCGTAAGCAACCTTCCACTTGCGGCCCTGGATGTTGCCGTTACCCGAGCCTTGCTGCGAGCCTTGCTGTGCTTTCGCCAGCGTGGCGCCGAAGCCTTGCGGGTTCTGGAAGATGAACGGGTGGATGTACTGGTCGCCGCCGAGGTCTTCCTCGCGCTTGACCATGCCGAAGAAAGGGCGGTCCTTCTTCGTCAAATCGTCGATTTTGTCTTTGGTGTAGTAGTCTTTGAGAAATGCGTCGAACTGAGTGATCGTTGAGGCCATGGGAATCTTCCCTGGCCGCGTGTGGCGTCAGTCGGCCGGCAGCGATTCCATCAGGCGCTGGTGATATTCACGCACCTCGGCTGGAGTTCGCTTCACGGGCTTCCCGTTCGCCTCTGCGGCTTGCGATTGCTTGAGAGCACGCACAGGGGCTTTCGCCACAGGCGGTTTCACGGGCAGTGCACTGGCCCGGGCAGCATTCGCGGGGGGAACCCCGGTCTCTTCGTCTTCTACACTCCACGCTTTGATGGAGTTCAGAATCTCGTCGCGCGCCATCTCGGCGGCATGCGAAAGCGGTAGCACCGTGTTCGCGCGCTCGTCGTAGCTCTCCTTTTGGATAGCGTAGATGCGCTGGATGAACGCGGGCCGGTGGGCGAACTTGCGAATCGCCAGGTCGGGGCTCTCGGCGCACTGAGTCTGCAGGTCGGTCAGGTAGTTGAACACCTGTTGGCGCTGCTCCTGCTCGGCGCGCTGCTGCTCGGCAGCCTGCTCCTTTTCGGCCTGAACGCGATCGCGGCGCTCGAGCTCGGCCTTGAGGGCTTCGATCTCGGGATTCTTCCCGACGCGCTGCCCGATGATTTTGCGCTGGTAGTCAGCCGCATCCTCGCCGAAAGCAGCCTTGAAGGCCGCATCGTAGTCCTGCGCCTGGTAGAGCTTGCGGGCCTGCGCCATCGGCGCGTATTCGGCCTTGAGTCGCTCGACTACGCTGCCCAGCTCCTGCTCGCGAGCCTGCAGCTGCCGCTTGGCACCGGCTTCGAACTTGCGGAGCTTCTCCCACTGCGCGGAGCTGACTCCGAGCTTGCGGCCGAGTGCTTCGCGTACGCCATCAGCGAGGCCGTCGAGCTTGAAGTCGCCAGCCACTACGTCGATGAACTTGGCGATGTCGCCGTGCTTCAGGTGGTAGTGGGCCTTCGCCAGAATCGCGGCGTCGTCGGGCTCGGCCTCTTCGGTCGCGGCCTTCTCAGCCGACTTGGCTTCGAGCTTCTCGACGCGGCGCGCGGGCTCCGGCTTCGAGGGCTTGGCCGCCGGCTTGTCGCCAGGCTTCGGCTCCGGCGCAGACAGGACCTTTTCGATCACCTCAGCAGCCGTCTTGATGCCACCGCCCGAGGGCTCGGCAGGCGCTGCGCTCGTGTCGACCGAAACGCTGGTGTCTTCGTCAGCCATCATTGCACCAATTGAAGGGGTGGGGGTCCGCCTGCTCCGGGCGGGCCAGGCGGTAGCGGCATCGAGTCGGCGCCCATGTCCTGGCCACTCGGGCCGACGGGCATCGACTTGCCGGCCGCGTTCTGCGCCGCGCGCTGCTCTTTCTTCTGGATCTCGAGGTCGAGTTCCTGCATGAAGCGCAAGAAAAAGTCCTTGTTGTAGTCGGGCACCTCGTCCATCTCGGCTTCGAGGTACGACTGCGCGACCTGCACCAATGCGTCAGGCAGCGATGGCATCCACGGAATCGGCGGCCGATAGCGGAACGTGCCGTCCTGCTCAGTCTCGGGAGTCGCGTCGAGCCACTGGTCAATGTAGCTCTCGACGAGCTCGCGCTGGCGGCTGACGCTTTCGAGCTCCTTCGCGGAGTCGAGGTATTGGATGGTCTGCAGCAGCGCGTCGTCGCTCACCTTGCCGGCGGCGTTCAGCTCTTGAATCAGCTGCAAGCGATCGGCTGGCGTGTTCTTCACCTCGCCGACCGGGTAGATTTGGATAATGTAGCGGTCGTCCTCGAGGTCCACATCAGACCACTTGAT